GGACATGATCTTAAATCCTACATCTAAAGATATCTATGCAGTGGAAACAGATCTAATAGATGAGAAAGGAACAACAGGTCTCTCAGGTTTGTTTATTCCTGAGCAATGGTCTATGCCTCCACACATAGATGATTATGGTAATTCACTTGTAGAAGATGCATTAGAAGCATTGGACAAACAGTTTAAACAGTGGAAGGAAGAACTTGCCCCAGAAGATTATCAGTTAAGAATCTCTCAGCATCCTAGAAATATTAGAGAGGCATTTGCCCACAGAACAGTATCTGTATTCCCACCACATCTTCTTGCTGCACAGGAAAGAAGAATAGAAGAAAAAGAATATGCTTATGAGTTCTTAGATATTTCTGCAGATGCAGAAGGAAAAGCTATAGTTACAAAAAGTAACAAAAGACCTATCATGGAATTCCCAGTTAATAAGAAAACAGAAGATAAAACTGGATGTCTAGTTGTTTGGGAAAGACCTATTGCAGATCCACAATTTGGACAGTATTATGCATCTATTGACCCTGTTGGTGAAGGAAAGACAACTACCTCAGAATCACTATGTTCCATATATATAATGAAAGCTCCAGTACAAGTAGCAAGACATACAGGTACTGAGATAGAGACATATATAGAACAAGATAAAATAGTAGCAGCTTGGTGTGGTAGATATGATGATATTAATCAAACACATAAACAATTAGAACTTATAATAGAGTGGTATAATGCTTGGGCACTAGTAGAAAATAATATCTCATTGTTTATACAGTACATGATCCAAAGAAGAAAGCAAAGGTATTTAGTTCCAAAAAGTCAGATTATGTTTCTAAAAGACTTAGGTTCTAACAACAATGTGTTTCAAGAATATGGATGGAAAAATACCGGTACATTATTTAAAGCACACTTACTAAGCTATGCTATAGAATATACTAAAGAAGAATTAGATCAAGAAGTAAAACCAGATGGTACTGTAGTAAAAACAGTTTATGGTATAGAAAGAATTCCTGATCCAATGTTAATCAAAGAGATGAGAGAATACTCAGAAGGTGTAAACGTGGATAGACTGGTTTCTTTTGCAGCATTGGTTGGGTTCATGAAAATACAACAATCTAACAGAGGTTATTTAAGAAGAGCAATAATGGATGATGCTGCTAAAAACTTGCAAAAGTCAGAAAATTTGTTTAAATTAAATAAGAGTCCGTTTAAACATATGGGGAATAAAATGATGAACAGTAGTGGAGGGTTTAAAAGATCTGCATTTAAAAATATTAAATAATAGGTTATGCAAGTATATAACGCATTACAACTTAAGAAAGGAGCTAAAACAGAACAGAATAGATTAGGTAGTATTACCCAACCATTACAGTTTTTACCTAAAAAAGATAAAACTGAAGAATGGGCTGCCTGGAACTTAGACTGGTTAGAATGGCAAGGATTAAAACAAATAAGAAGAAATGCTAGACGATTACTAAAAAACTATAAACTTGCAAAAGGAGTAATTGATAGATCTGACTATATTTTTGAAGAGGATAATGAGTATAAAGATATTATAGAGGTATTAACTAAAGAAGATGTATCAGCCCTTGAACTAAAGTTTTATCCTATTATACCCAATGTTGTTAATGTACTAGTAGCTGAATTTGCTAAAAGATCTACTAGACTTACCTATAGAGCCATTGATGATTTCTCTTACAATGAGATGCTTGAGCAAAAAAGAGGAATGGTTGAGCAAACTTTAATGGCAGATGCTGCAACTAAAATGTTAGCAGCTATGCTTGAACAAGGTTTAGATCCAAATTCAGAAGAAGCCACAAAACAACTACAGCCTGAAAACTTAAAAACTTTACCAGAGATTGAACAGTTTTTCAAAAAAGATTACCGTTCAATGGTAGAGCAGTGGGCAGAACATCAGCATAAAGTAGATGTAGAAAGATTCAGAATGGATGAACTTGAGGAAAGAGCATTTAGAGATATGCTTATTACTGATAGAGAGTTCTGGCATTTTCACATGATGGAAGATGACTATGATGTAGAATTATGGAATCCACTTTTAACATTCTATCACAAGTCTCCAGATGTTAGATATACCTCACAAGGAAACTGGGTAGGTAAAACAGATATGTACACTGTGTCAGATGTAATTGATAAATTTGGACACTTACTTACTACAGAACAACATGAGGCTTTAGAGTCTGTATATCCAATTAGATCTGCTGGATATAATATTGGGGGTCTACAAAATGATGGTTCATTCTATGATGGTACAAAAACACATGAATGGAATACTAATATGCCATCTCTTGCATATAGACAATACACATCTTTCATGTCTGGTAATGTATTAGATGGAGCAGATGTTGTTACTCAGATACTTTCTCAGGGTGAAGATTACTATGATCAAGGTACGGCATACTTACTTAGAGTAACTCAAGCATACTGGAAGTCACAAAGAAAAGTTGGACATCTTGTAAAGATCACAGAAGAAGGTGAAGTAAGTAATGATATAGTTACAGAAGACTATAAGATAACAGATAAACCAATATATGATACTAGACTCTTTAAAAATAAAACAAAAGATAATTTACTTTTTGGAGAGCATATAGATTGGATCTGGATTAATGAGGTATGGGGTGGAGTAAAAATAGGACCAAATGTACCTTCATTCTGGGGTATGAATAACCCAGGTGGATTCTCACCTATCTATATTGGTGTAAATAGAAACCACATTGGCCCACTTAAGTTTCAGTTTAAAGGAGATTCTAATTTATATGGATGTAAACTTCCTGTAGAAGGATCTGTATTCTCAGATAGAAATACTAAGTCTACTGCACTTATTGACTTAATGAAGCCATACCAGATTGGATATAACATTGTAAACAATCAGATTGCAGATATATTAATTGATGAGCTTGGTACAGTAATCATGCTTGATCAAAACTCTTTACCAAGACATTCATTAGGTGAAGATACATCTATCACAAATACAGAGAATGCATTAAACTTCCAACACTTCCAAAAACTAGATCTAGAACAAACAAATAGATTAATGTCTAGGATAAATTTAGCTAACTACTTTAAACAACAAGCATATGAAGTAATTGGAGTTAACCCTCAAAGAATGGGGCAACAATTATCTCAATCAACTGCTACCGGAGTAGAACAGGCAATGCAAGCATCTTATGCTCAAACAGAAATATTCTTTATTCAGCATTGTGATTATCTAATGCCTAGGGTGCATCAGATGAGAACTGACTTAGCTCAATACTATCATTCTACTAAACCATCTGCTAGATTAACTTATATTACTTCTGCAGATGAGAAAGTAAACTTTGAAATTAACGGTACTGATCTTTTACTTAGAGATCTTAATATTGCTATTAGTACTAATGCAAACCATAGAGCTATTCTTGAGCAGTTAAAGCAAATGGCAATTCAAAATAATACTACAGGCGCATCTATTTTTGATCTAGGTAAAGTTGTTCAGTCAGACTCTATTGCTGCTCTTAATGTTGTTCTTAAGGACTCTGAACAAAAACAACAGCAGATGAAACAACAAGAAATGCAACAGCAACAGCAAATGCAACAAGAACAACTTCAAAAACAACAAGAGATTGAGCAAATGAAGATTGATTCTGTTGCTGCTGAAAATGAGAAAAACAGACAAAGAGATATCTTAGTTGCTGAAATTAGAGCTGCAGGTTATGGAGCTACGGGAGATGTTGATCAAAATCAAATGTCTGACTATAGAGATGCAATGAAAGAAATTAGAGAGACTGAACAGTATCAAGAACAAACTGGACTTCAAAGAGAAAAAGAAGTAAATAGAATGACTATTGAAAACCAGAAGAACCAGATAGAAAGAGAAAGACTTCAGACAGAAAGGGAAATTGCAGAGAAACAACTACAAATTGCACAGGAAAACAAAAACAAATATGATGGCAATCCAAAGAAAGAAAAATAACTTAGCTATATATTACAGTATTTTTTTCTAGAAGATTAAATTTTTGAAGTTTATTCTGTATATTAAAGTATAACATAAAACCAACAAGATGAGTGAAAACATTGAAAATCCTGATAATCAGGTAGAAGATTCTACAGCGGTAGGACAAGTGGATGTAAATATTGATGAAATCTTTGGAATGCCTGGGGCAGAAAGTGTAATGCTCCCAGCAGAAGAAGAGAAACCAAAATCTATGTTTTCTAAGGAAAGTGTAGATACATCGTTCTTTGACAAAAAAACTGACTCTGAAAAAAAAGATGAGGAAGATGTTAAGCCAGAAGAGATTGAAAGTACAATCAATGAGCTTAATGAACTTATCACACAGGAAGAAGATGCAGGTAATAAAGGAAGACCAAAAGTAGATAAATCAGGTTTGTATGATCTAGCTATTAAGATGATAGATGAAGGAACACTTATTCCTTTTGAAGATGATAAACCATTAGAAGAATACACAACAAAAGATTTCCGTGAACTATTTGAAGCAAATTTTCAAGAAAGAGAAGAACAAGTTAGAAGAGATACACCAAGAGAATTCTTTGAGGCATTGCCAGAAGAACTTCAAGTTGCAGCTAAATATGTTGCTGATGGTGGTACTGATCTTAAAGGACTGTTTAGAACTCTTGCTCATGTAGAAGAGATGAGACAACTTGATCCATCAGATGAATATGATCAAGCAGAAATTGCAAGACAGTATTTACATGCTACTCAATTTGGTACTCCTGAAGAGATTGAAGAAGAAATCCAAGACTGGAAAGATTTAAACAGACTTGAGCAAAAAGCAAATCAATTTAAACCTAAGCTTGATGCAATGCAAGCTGAAATTGTACAGCAACAACTTGAAGAACAAGAAGAAAG